AAAATTAATATTTAAGTTCTTGACATAATTGTTTTCGTCCAGAAGAAATACGACTTCTTACAGTTCCAACAGGAATGTTCAGGATTTCACTTATCTCATCATAAGAATATCCACTAGCATAATACATCACACTATCAATACAACGGGATTTTTTAGCACACCGTTGTATTGTGGAAACCAAATCATCAAACAGTATTGAATGAGCTGTACAGTTAGAAATGGCACTTCCGTCTACCATATCAAGCCCTGTAAAATGTATAAGGGAATTTCTATTGTATCTTATTATATAAGTATTCCTCATTATAATAAGGCACCACGGTTGAAGTGGTTTAGAACAATCAAATTTATCACGATTCACAAGTAGCTTATAAACTGTATCACCGGCTAAGTCTTCAGCATCTTGCATGGAACAGCAGAATTTTCTTGCCACCTTTAATATCCAAGGATATATTTCTGATAATTCCTTTTCAAAGTCCATTGTCAGCCCTCCTTATTAGGTGTATCTTCGGTTCGCCATTAATGCACCTTTCCACATATTTCCGGTGCATGATACTTTGTTCGTGCATTTCCTTAGCAGAACGCTCGATTGAACTAATAAGAGTGCCTATATCGGGGGGCAATAAGGCAATCATTTTTTTTACCTCGGACACTTCTGCTGTTATCCGATTACACTTCGTCTCTAATGTACGTAATTCTGACAATAAAACATTGTATAAATGCCTATTTATACAATGGATGCTGTTTTTTCTATTCATAAAAAAGTCGTTTGTGATTCTAAAGGAGATGTACAAACGACTGTATGAAATAATTCGCTTTAATTAAAAATTAATCGAATTACAGCATATATGTAGTACCAATATTATCATGTGCTTCTTTTTCTGATCGATATTTCAACATCAGCTTGATGAACGATATTTGCGTAGACAGCAGCACTAATTACACGAGAATCAATACTCATTTTAAAGAATGTCATTAGAAAAGCAATCTCAGCATCAAAAGAAGAACGAATTTGTTCAGGAGTAGCCTTACTTCCTTTATGTTCCTCACTGCGTCTTTCCTCATTCCGTTTTTGCTCAAAAATTGCAGAATGAAGTAAATAATCAATCTTCGATATTACTTGTTCATCACTCATATTTCGGGTATCTACATTTAGTTGACCCAATACCTGACGAACATCATCATAAAAGCCAAGAGAAACAAGAGCCTGACAAATACGAAGACTCAATAGTTTGGCACGTTCTTTCAGCATATCCTCTTTGTCCATTACCATAGCCTTCATATTCGAAGGATTAACAATACTTCTGTATTCGACAAGTAATTTAGACGCTATTTCTTTAAGCGTGCTTTCGGACATAGATTTGCAGTCCGAAAGCAAACAAGCATAGTTTCCGCATGAAAGTTCAATGAAATCACTCAATGTTATCTGATTTAATCTTTCAATCATGGCTATTTCAGTTTAGATAACTTATACAGTTCAAATTCACGGTTAGAAGCATCTTGGCGTTGCATTTTTAGACTCTTCATCAAAAGGAAATTTGTTCTATCAACCCTTTTTTCTAATCGGGAATAATCATTGAAAACAATGGTGTCACCGGAAGAAGATGCAAAATATGTCGGTGAAAATGTGGGAAAGTCCCAATCCGGTATATCAAAATTAGAGATATCTACCTTATCAACATCAGGAAAGACTTGCGCACCTTTAGGAATATCAACTAAAGTTGGAGTATCAGGAGTAATCCATGCTTTTCCAGAATACATGATAACTTCATGTTTACCGGCATCACCAACTAAAGCGGCACCGCCGGGATGCCTATCATTACCTTGAGTACCGTCTGCATAGGAAGGAATAGGAGTTGCAAGAATAGTTGCAACCTGAATTGCTCCCATGGCACCAATAACAATAGATAAAGGAATATTCGGTAAAGCTTCAGTTATTGCCAGTGCAGTGGCTATTCCAGCTTGAGCGACACTAGTCGCCTTTTCCCAAATGGCTTGTTTACGTGCCATTTCTTGTTTTTGTTTTTCAAGTTCAGCATTCTTAGCTTCAGTTCTTTCCTTGGCCGCACGCTTACGAGCTTCTGCTTCTTCTTCGGAGATTGCTCCCGAATCAGCTAGATTCTGTATTCGTTCTACATCCTTATCATATTTCTCATCATTAGCTTCCTGCTCTTCTTCTATTTTCTGAATCTGACCATCATAAATAGTAGAGACTAGATCACCAATAGCACCCACTGCTTGAGATGCAGTTTGAAGCCATTTTTTCAGATTCCTCTGACGTTCTTTCTGTGCTTTCTCATCCGCTTTAGTAACTTTATTGATAGCATCTATTTCCGCTTCTGCTTCTTGCTGGGAAAGGTCCGCTTTCAATTTCTGTAACTGCTCTGCAATCTTTGCCCTATCCTCTGCACTCAAATTTTCGTTTCGAAGTTCCAACTCCAACGCATCAATTGCAGCTTCGGTTGTTTTACGTACATAATCTAATTTTAACTGATACTCAAGTTCTGCATACTCTTGCTGGGTTATTTCCTTAGAAGCTAACTGTTTTTTAAGAGCAAGCGTATCCATAACATATGCAGCATCCCGGATTTCCTGCTCATGCGCTGCATTCTCTGCTATTAATTGCACCTGATCGGATGCATGTCTTTCGTAAAGTTCTTGTTTCTTTTTTGCATATTTGTCGTCAATGAGAAAAACATCTTCACCTGTTTTCTCTGCTGCATCAATTTCTGCTTCACGTTGCAATTCCAACTGGTGCAATTTCAAATCAAGTTCTTCCTGGGACCCCTTTTTTACAACAGCAAGAGCGTTCTCAACATCCTTCTTCTCACGATCAGAATTATACTTAATAGTAAACTCATCTAGCTTTTCCTGCATTTCCTTAGCTAAATTCTGACGTGTAGCAATTTCCTCTTTGCTATTACCCTTGACGGCAGCAATCTTCTTCGAGTAAGCAACACCAATTTTAGCAAGTTCTTTCTCCAGTCCCTCATCCATAAGAGCTAGTTCTGACTCCTGATAAGTTTCATGAATTTTCAGCTTCTCTTTGAGAGCTTTTTCCTGTTCACGTTTTTCTTTATCAGTAAGGACTGTTATACCTGAACCATTTTTGTCGTTACCCTTTGGACGGAACTTTTCTGCAATCACATCAAGTCCACGATTAAATTCATCGCTAGATGCTATTTTGAATAAGTTTTTAGAAAATTCCAACTGAGCCTTATCCGCTTTTTCTGCTTCCGATGTGTAATAGCCAAACATTTTAGCAGCACCATTCTTTATCCAAGACATATCTTCAAACTCTGATGTTGCATATTGAGCACGAGTTTTCATCCGTTTTAAAGCTTCTCTCTCTTGGGCCGTTACTTCAATACGTTTATTTTTCATTTGAATAACAGCTTTTGTGTATGCTTGTTCCTCTGTATCACCAGCATCAATAAGCCTCTTATATTCTGCCTGAAAATCTTTTTCTACTTCCAATAACTTTTTGTTCGCATCTTTTTTTGCAAGTGTTCTAAAATTATAATCTATCTTTTCTATTTTTTCTTCAGGAGATTTCAAATCATTGGCGATACCTCTTATTTTATCAGCCATCCAATTAAGAAACTCCTTAGCAGGTCCCGTTGACTCGGAGAAAGAAAGCATAAACGCTTCCCATGCTGAAGATAAGTTAGCAAGAGCTCCATGAACATTATCTCCCATCGTGTGAGCCATATCGCCCAATTCACGTTCTACACCAGTAATCTGTTCTCTAAGTGGTAATATTTTATCAACAGCGGTGAGAAAGGCATTAAAAGCGGCAACACTACGCTTATCAGTTAATTCAAGAGTAGTATTCAAGTCTACCCCTTTTTCTTTTAGCGATTTCAATCCTTCAACTAACTCAGGCAATGTTTTAACGGGCTTACCTAACGCCTTTGCCAGCTTTCCATTACTATCAGCTAAATTTAGA